GCAAGTGGCTGTCCCACGACCACCACTACGAGTACAACGACGGCGAGCTATTCGACGTTTTGCCCTTCATCCCGAAGACCAGCAAGAACGAAGAACGCAAGCTGCTCCTGGACTCGCAGCAGTCGATGGACAACCTCGAGCGCTGGGTGATCAACAACATCGGCGACGGCAACCGCAACAACATGCTGCTTCGCTACGCCATGATCCTGATCGATGGCGGCTTCGACTTCGAGAACATCCGCACCCGCGTGATGAGCCTGAACGAGAAGATCGCCGACAAACTCGACGAGTCCGAGATCATGGGCACGATCATGACTACGGTCATGAAGACGATCGCCAAGCGATGAAGGTGCACACGAACATCTCAGGCAGTCGCTGCGTGGTGGTGCTTCGAGACGGGTTCGATCCGCCCTACGTCGACGCGCGGGTCGACCGACGGTACCCCGGCTTCAGCTTCCTGGAGATGGTGGCCTCCGGCCAGGTAGCGAGCTGGGAGTGCGTTCCCGACCACCGTGCGCCGGATCGCATCATCGAGCTCATGCGCAAGCACGGAGCTCACTTTACCCAAGGCCCTCTTCGGAATGCCTTTCCCATTTCAACATGACAAATTTCCAACGAGTCTCTGCTATGAACGTCGCCTTCGGCAACCCGAAGGGGGATCCGAAGGCCATCGACTGGGAACGCGTGCGCAAGCAGTGCCTGAACATCCCCGACGAGTTCGGAGAGCTGGCGATCGCGCTCGGTGCTGATGCTGCACTGATCAAGGCCGCGGTCACCCAGCTCAAGTGGGTTGCTTCCAAGGTCGTCAGCGACGTCAACGTCAAGCAGGTGCGCGACGGCCTCAGCGACATCCACGTGTTCGCCTACGGCGCGCACCACATCATGGGCGTCGACGCTGACCAGGACATGGACGCCGTGGTCGAAGGCGTCATGACCCGGTTCATCAAGGACCCGGACGACAAGGTCGCCACGATCGCCCTTCACGAAGCCAAGGGCGTCACCGAGGTGTACTTCGAAGGCGACTACCCGACGATGGTGATGAAGTCGCTCCGCGACCAGCCGGACGCACCGAAGGGCAAGTTTCTGAAGTCGGCGAGCTACACGGACACGGTGTTCCGAGAGATCTGATGTGCAGGCGAGCTCCGCTCGCTTCTTCGAACAAACAAGGAAGGCCCCTCGTTTAGCACCAGGGGCCTTTTTCATTCCCACAAGGAAACCATGACCCAACGTACCTACCCGTACAAAGCCTGGGTGCTGCAGCCGTCGTTCAAGCCGGTGGAAGTCGAACTTACCCAGAAGTCGTACCCATGGAGCAGCACCGACTACGGAGACGAGACGGCGAAAGGCAAGTCCTACCGAACCTCGGAACTCCATCCGAGCAAGGACGCTGCGATTGCAGCGGGCTGGATCGCAGTCGAACGCATCCAGGCCGACCTGGACAAGCGCAACGAAACCCTGCGCAAGAAGCGCGCGGCCCTCAACAAGGCAGCAGAATGGACCACATGAGCGAACAGAAAGTCAACGACAACCTCGTGCTCATCGTCGGCAAGTCGGCAGCGGGAAAGTCCGCGTCGCTGATGGGCCTGAAGAACCCCGAAGGCGTGATGTACCTGAACTGCGAAGCGGGCAAGAAGCTCCCGTTCCGCGCCAAGTTCAAGCAGTACACGATCACCGATCCGCTGCAGGTCAACGAGGCCTTCGAGGCAGCGGAGAACATGCCCGAGATCCACACGATCGTGGTGGACACCCTCACCTACCTGCTCGACATGTACGAGAGCGTCTACGTCCTCGGTGCAGCTGACGGCCAGAAGGCCTGGGGCAACTTCGAGCAGTTCTTCAAGACGCTGATGCAGGGCCTCGTCGCCAAGTCGACCAAGAACGTCCTGTTCCTGGCGCACACCGCCGACAAGATGAACACGGGCGAAATGATCATCGAGACGACCGTCCCGGTGAAGGGCTCGCTGAAGAACAACGGCATCGAGAGCTACTTCTCCCAGGTGGTCGCCGCCAAGAAGATGACGATCAAGGCGCTCGCCGCCTACCAGTCACCGCTGCTGGTCATCACGCCGGAAGAAGAAGCCCTCGGCTTCAAGCACGTGTTCCAGACCCGTCTCACCAAGGACACGGTCAACGAACGCCTGCGCGGCCCCATGGGAATGTGGGACGTGAACGAGACCTACATCGACAACAACATGCAGCTGGTCTTCGACCGGCTCCGCGAGTACTACGCCTAGCCACACGGCGCAGCGCAAGCACTGAATACCCACCACAGCAAGACCACCACCAAAACCACACGAAAGCCAACAAACATGTCTCTCCTCAAGAACCTCACCACCGACGAAACCATCGCCAACGAACGTGACTCCGTGGGCTCCGGCGGCGTCCTCGAATCCGGCCTGTACGCAGCCAAGGTCGCCCTCGCCTACCTGACGAAGGCTGGCAGCGGCGCTGTGGGCCTCGTGCTGCACCTGAAGACCGAGATCGGTCGCGAGATCCGCCAGACCGTCTACATGACGTCGGGCACGGCCAAGGGCGGCACGAACTTCTACATCGACAAGGAAGGCCAGAAGCAGTACCTGCCTGGCTTCAACCTGGCCAACAGCCTGGCGCTGCTGACCGTCGGCAAGGAGCTGTCGCAGCTGGACACGGAGACGAAGGTCGTCCAGGCCTACTCGGCCGAAGCGAAGGCCGAGATCCCGACGAAGGTCGAGATGGTCGTGGACCTGCTGGGCCAGGACATCCTCGTCGGCGTGATCAAGCAAGTCGTCGACAAGTCGAAGAAGGACGACAACGGCGTCTACCAGCCGACCGGCGAGACCCGCGAGGAGAACGACATCGACAAGTTCTTCCGCTCGCGCGATCGCATGACCACGGCCGAGATCCGTGCCGCGGCCACCGAAGCGACGTTCGCCGACACCTGGGACGCGAAGTGGACCGGCAAGACCCGCGAGAAGGCCAAGGGCGCGAGCGGTGCTGCAGGCGTCGCCGGTGCCCCGAAGGCCGCGGGTACCGCCAAGCCCAAGGCCAGCCTGTTCGCCTGATCGGCAGGTCGGGATGCATATCTACAAGGTCTTCGACTCGGCCAACGAAGGCCGAGCCGACTATCGCGGCTCGCTGAACGACGCGCACATGAGCGCCAAGGTCGGCGAGCCGCGGGCAAACATGCGCATCGAGCTCCACGAGATACCGACCGACAAAGCAGCGGTCCTGCTGTACCTGAACGGCCAGCACATCCCGGATGAGCTCATGAAGCCCCTTCGCACCTGGTCCCTGACCGAGCGAGGTGGCCTCAAGCAGATCTCGAACGGGGACTGAACCATGAGAACCAACGGAGCAACCTGGAAGGCGTACTTGGCTTCCTGGCCGGACGGCCAGTGGTACGACGACTCAGACGAGCGGATCGACGGCAAGGAGCACTTCGAAGACGAGCCCTCGGACACGTCGGTCGTCGAGTTCACGTACGGCACGGTCTACGCCACCCGGAATGACTTTGAAGGCGTGAGCCTCGTCAGCCATTTCCGCAAGTGGCTCAAGGCACAGATGCACACGACGGTGGTGTGCAGCGTCCCCGCGGCTGAGCTTGAGGACTTCAAGCGGATGCTGAAGAACATCAAGGGCACCCTGGTCACCTGATTTCTACGCCCCCGCGGCGGGAGATTTTCCGGGTATCCGGCACCGCCATCGGGGGCACCAAAACCAACCAAGAAAATCATGAACGAAACTCAAATCAAGGCCCTGCTGTCCTCCCTCGAGAGCCAGCGCAACGCTGCCCTGAACGGTCTGGCCAACACCCAGGCCGATCTGGCGGTGGCCAACGCCAAGATCGAGGAGCTCAATGCTGCTCTGGTCGAAGCCCGCAAGTCGTCCGAGCAGATGGCTGCGGAATCGGCCGAGAAAGCGACGGTGGCGGCGTGAGCCAGATCTCGGAACAGAGCGTCGAAGGGGCGGACCAGAACGATGCCCCCAAGATCATCCTGGGACACACCAACGAGCTCACGGTCGAAGTCGACGACCTCGATGGCTTCGTCACCCTGCTGACCGGCTGGCATGTCAGCCGCGTCGACACGGTCAAGCACCTGCTCGAGATCCCCGAAGGCACCGTCTTCGAGGTCGGCAACGGGGCCAAGAGCGTCACCCTGGCCGGCGACACCCTCGCTGGCTTCAAGTTCGGCCTCGAGATGGCGCTGATGCAGTTGGGCAAGCTGCCGTTCGTCGCCGAGATCGAGGACGAGAAGGTCGAGGCCGAAGGTGTCGCTGGCTAAAACGATCAAGGTCGTCGGCCAAGACCCCAGTCTTCGCAACTGGGGCCTGGCCATCGCCACCTATGACCTGGGCACCAAGCTGATCCACGTCGACAAGCTGATCGTGACGCAGCCCGTGATCTCGAAAGGGAAGCAGGTTCGTCAGAACAGCCTCGACCTGGAGGCCAGTCACCAGTTGTTCAAGGGTGCCATGGCCGCAGCAGAAGGCGCGCAGGCCGTTTTTGTCGAGGTCCCTGTGGGTAGCCAGTCTGCCCGCGCGATGGCCTCGTATGGGGTCTGTGTTGGCGTCCTGGGGGCACTTCGTGCCAGCGGGATCCCCTTCTTCGAAGTCACCCCCACGGAAGTCAAGCTCGCCGGCCCTGGCAAAAAGACCGCCAGCAAGCAGGACATGATTTCCTGGGCCATGGCTCGGCACCCCGAAGCCAACTGGCCTACCTACATGCAGTACGGCCAGGTCGAGGTGAGCGAAGCGAAAGCCGAGCACCTCGCTGACGCCGTGGCCGCGATCTACGCCGGCCTGAGCAGCAACCCGTTCCAACAGATGCTGCCGTTCCTGGCAGCGAATTCCTGAGAGAAGAAACCATGCAAATCCAGCTGAAACAAGCCGAGATCGTCTCGGCACTGAAGCAGTACATCACCTCGCAAGGCATCAACCTGCAAGGCAAGACCGTCGACATCAGCTTCACCGCTGGCCGCGGTACCTCGGGCCTCACGGCCGACCTGATCATCGAAGACGCCGCCATCCCGGCGCTGGACTTCGATGGCTCGGACGACGCCAAGGCCAAGCCGGTGCTGGGCCTGGTGCCACCGTCGCCGATCCTGGGCGCGGTCGCCTCGCTCGCCATCCCGGAAACGGAGAAGGTGCTCGAGGAGCGCGTGCCGGAAGCCAAGCCGGCCACCGGCACCGAAGAAGCTGCGCCGGTGAAGGCCACGACCAGCCTGTTCTCGTAACAGGCGGGCCATGGGAGCGCTCAAGATGATCGGCTACCTCCTGGTAGCCGTTCTCCTGCTCACCGTGGTCGTTGGTGGCGCGATGTTCGTCGCGGCCATCGTGGCCTTCGGTGGCGCAGTCATCTGCGTAGTCGGCCTGGTGTGGGCCGTGGCCTCCACCATAAAACACCTCGTTGAGGGTGCCCGC